TCCGCTAGTCATTTCATTAAGTAAATTTTGATAAGTCATTTTTAAATAGTTTTTAGTAGTTAGTGATTAAATAAAAGCCCTAATAAATTGAGCAATAATAAAAAGTAAAAACAAGCTACAAAATGCAGTTGTAAAGTAGTTTAATAGTTTTAGTAAATGTATCATTTTAAATAGTTTTAATTGTTATTCACTACAAATATAAACAAAATTGTTAATAAACAAGCAAAAGAATAAAAATATTTTTTTTAGCTGTTATATATAAATAGGTACGCGTAAAAAAATCTTTTTTAATATACAAGCAAAAACAAACTTTTTTTGGTTCAATACTTTTGAAAGTTTACCGAATGAAACCGCACAAAATACCAACCTTAATTGTATCAACAATAGCTGTATTGACAACATTTGTAGATACAACAGTGAGAACCGAACCTACTGCGTTTAAGAACCTACTGCGTTCAAGAGGGTATTGAGTTCAGTGGGGTACTGCGTTTAAGAAGGTGATTTGTGAAATCACAACCTACTGCGTTTAATGACCCACTGCGTTTAATAGAATTTTTTGACGGAAGGAAAAATAATTCACCGGATAACATAACTCCCTTTGTTTGCATTTGCAAGGAAGTATTGAGCTGCGTAACGTAGGCTATCCATATGGTGATTCCATTTATCTATTGGCCTTTCATTCCTACTGTGCCATACATAATTATTTAGTTCCTTTATAAGTTCTAAGGAATCTGGGTCAACTATTAGGTCGAAGTCCTGGATTAAAGCAATACCACTTAAGATACTACCCTGTCCCTTTACAGCAGGTTTTACATTACAATATACTTTAAGTTCTTGTAGTAGTCTATCTTCAGAACCATCACATATAATAATATCATCTTTAGCATATCTTCTGTTTAGTTCCCCTATCTCTTTTGTGACCAAACCAACCCTGCAGTACATTGTCTTTAACCACATTTTCTTCCTATCCTTATCTATAGCTACCTTCAGGAGAACCGTAGGGTCTACAGAAAACCCAAAGTCTTGCCCATATACATAAGGGGCATATTCATTAAAAGGACCAATAATCCAATTAGTGAACACAACACCCTCTGCCTTATCCATCCAACCACCGAGTATCTGGTGATTATATCTATCTGGTCTGTTTTTACGGATATCCTTTAATTGATCTAAAAATGATTTAGAAAGATGCTTCTTGTTGTCTTCGAATGTAGTATGAATGTAAGTCACATTATCCTTCCAACCATTCCATCCGCCATTAACAGCTTTTGCAGCAAAGAATCTCTGATATATCCAATGCTCTTTAGTTGTAGGATTTAATATAAGTATAACCCTATTCTGCCTGTTTTTAGCCCTTACGGACTGATCTATCTTATCAAATGTATCCTCATCAACAAGTTCCTCTGCTTCATCCAATACAAACGTTGTAATACCCTGTAGGGACTTCAGGGCAGCCGTTTGATTCCCTGCTGAGGTCTTAATACCTTTGAAGATAATAGAGCTCCCTGTGGACATATTTAGTATCTCATCTTTAGTTATCCTAAAGTGTTCAGAGATACCATACAACTCTATCTTTTCTATAAACTCTGGAATAATAGATGTAGCAGCCGAAGTCATAGTGTACCTAGTGAAAAGTATCTTATGACCTTGTTCTAGCGTTAGGATGGCTAAGAATGCCCCTACAGCAAAAGACTTACCACTACCTCTACCACCTGTAACTACAAAGTACCTGCTATCGTTACCTAAGGCGGTGTATTTATCATTTAGTTTTGGAATTGACATTTAGTTGTCTAATTTTATGTGACATCGCTTTACCATCAGGCTGATATCTGTAACCGAGTATTGGGTTAATGCCATAATCCCAGAAGTTATGTGGCATATCATTATTGTTCTCCGTCATCTGTAATATCAATTATATCATTATCCTCTTTCTCCTCCTGGTTCCCTGCAAATAAATTCTTAATATTTATATTAACCTTAGGCTTACCTTCGTCTAGACCTACATCTTCAGGCTTACCATATTTATATTCAAATAGTAATTTAAGGTGAGGGAATGAGTCCTTAGCTTTCTCTGCTAGTGATTCCCAGGCCGCCTCTTCAGAACCAAACACCTGCTTCATTGCGTTTAAAGCGTAGATATTAACTCTATCCTTCTTAGCCTTGTTCATAGCACTAGGGGTAGCTATAACCTTCTTAACAGGCTTATTTACTTTCTCACCTCTCTTCCTACCGTTGTTCTTACGACCGTCAGTAGACTTAACGTACTTCCTTTCCTTAGGCTTTCTCCCCACTATGCTTATTGTATAAATAATTATAAACCGACCATATTGCTATTGGCCATTCTTTCTGTGTGTACTCTTTACTACCCATCTTCTTATCTCCTGCAAAGTCAACAACAAGCCTAAACTTAACGGCAAGTTTGTTTCCATACTTGTCAGCATCTTTAAACTCTATAGGTTTAGGGTAAACCTTATATCCTCTATCGAAGCACCACTTAGCAGCCTTCTGATTAATTATGCTCCACTCTAAATATTTATCCTTCTTGCTCAATGGGTGTATCTATTAATTGATTGATTTTATTCATCAAGCGGTCCTTTCTAACCTTTGCCATCATACCTCTTGACTTCTGATCATACTCTCTAATCTCTGAAACAAGGAAGTTGTATCTATTCAACAACTCTTTGTACCTATCCTTCATCTCTAAATACTTAGACTCAAATACTTGCTCGGGAGTTCTAAAATCATAATCATCCTCAACACCTCTCAAGTTGTCCCTTACAAGCCTATCAAGTTCACTATAATAGGCTAGTATTCTTTTGTCATACGTCATCCAACCATCTAATCTATTTAGAGCGTTGATAACACAGGCGTGATCCTTATTAACCAACTCACCTATAGAAGCCATACTAGCCTTAGTATACATCCTAGCAAACCTGTAGTAGAAAGCCCTAGCCTCTACAAACTCTCTCTTCCTAGTGTTTTTATTTATTTTTATTCTGAAGTAATCTTCAACTGCACTCTTAATTAATTCTAGTTTCATATTTAAAAATTATACTTGTTATCTAATTCTTCTGCTATTAATTTGAGGTCTTTATATGTTTTGTAATCTGCTTCTTTTATTGCTTTATTAATACCGGAACAAGCGGAATAGTTTTCTAACTCTTCTTGAGCTTTAAGTTCTAATTCTAAATCTATAATCGGAACACCATCAAGTAAACTCATTATCGTTAAATAATAATAAAGGTTTTCTTCTTCCCGGAACCTGTTAGAGGACTCCCCTGATTGTGTAGTCATTTATCTTACTACGTTTATCTATAAAATATTCTCTGTATGTATTAACGCACTGTTCAACCTTATGGCCCCCTAATCTCTTAGTCTCCTCACTAAGTTCAAATATTCCTATATCCCCTGTACTTTTTTCTATAACAACAAAAGTAAATTTCTCTACGTTGAATAAGTTAGAGTAAATCCAACCCTGCATATCATAATGCCAGGTGTACTTAGCAGCCCTTTCCCAACCATCTAACTTACTAGTAGTCTTTAGGTCTATTAAATGCCCATCCTTGAGGTAGTCAGCCTTAGCCCTAAACGGTAAACCAAACAGTTCCCCTATAGCAGGAGTCTCAGCTAAACCACCTGTAAATAGTTCGTTAGCATAAGTATTGAACCGTATAGCATTACAAAGCTCATTAGCCTTATTAAGTTCACTAACAAGCATAACCTCCTTACCTTTAGATTTCTCTTGTGCTTCAGTAAACTTCTTAGTTCTTCTACTACCAACACCGATAAAGTCATACTTGTCATTTATCTTCTCTTCCTCTAAGACCACTGTATGTATAAGCCTACCCTCTCTAAGGGCAGGTACATCAGCATTAACTTGCTTTGTTTTATTAAAGTAAGTCTTTGGTGATTTATATAAATCCTTAGCTGCGGAAGATGATAATGCATTCTCTCCTAAGTAGCCGTAATAGAATGAGTCATCATCCATACGTTTTAGTATTTCAGTTTTATTCCACTCCTTACCGTCAAATAGTTTTATTTTTTCCATACGACTAAGCTAATCCTTTTTTTAGATATACACAATTATTTCTCAGTCAAATCTTTTTCGTTCATATGAGCCTCTAGGATATATCCGTCTAAAGGACTAATAACTGATATAGCTTTGTATATCTTCCTACTCATAGTTTTAACCTTCTTCTTGTCTGTAGCTGTTGAATCTATACCTAGATTAGTATACATATAAGCATCCTCCATCAGGAGCTCATCAACTTTCTTTTTTGTCGACCAGGTCTTGTACCCCTGTATCTTCCGTATTCTTTCTTCTGTTATCATTTTCTTTTTCTAATTGTTCTATTTTGTATAAGGCTACCGCCAATGCTTGTTGTAGGATTTTAATATCCTTCTGCATCATTATAAGACTAGCTTCTTTCATCCCGGTATATTTCGCTACACACTGCATAGCGTTGATCTACACTTCTGAATTCTTTAATCATCTCAGGGTCTATCATACATCTTTGTATGAACTTCTGTTGCTCCTCCCGGGGCTTTGGTTTAGGTAATGGCATTACTTCTGTTGTTTAAGTTTCTGTATATATAATGTAGCATCCATAAGCTCCTCCTGTAAATGATTAAGGAATTTATAGAATCCATCCGGGGAATCGTACAGGGTAGTTCCATACTTCTGTACACCTTCCCTTGACCTAGCCCTCATCGTTCTAACAACATCTTCTACTATTGGGTCTTTAGGTATGTGGTTATAGGTTGAATCAGTGACATAGCCCCCTGCTTCTAACATCTCTTCGTACTTCTTTATACTATCACTCATTTGTAAAAAAATAAAATAATTCAACAATTAACCATTCTACTATTCTTAGAGCTATATATCCAATTATAAAATGACTCATAATATTTCTGCATCTATTACATCCAAAAGAGCAATCTCTTTATCTACAGGAGTCCTGTCTATAAATTGTGTTGTTGCCCTTATCTTTTTTATAAACCACTTAGGTTCAGTCTTATATAGGTTAAACCTATAAATACCCTCTGGCGTATAGTTAATATAGAAAGGAACATCTAGGTTATCTTGGCACTTTTCAATCATAGAATTAAATTTAATCTTCTCTATAAGTAATTGATCATAGTGCTTCTTTCTGCATTTAAGTTCTATTCTGTGGTAAGTGGAGGGACTATAGCAATCCCACTTACTAATCTTACTTTTAGCCATAACTAAATCTGGATAGTACTCACTTCTTAGATATTCAAAAAGGTCCTTCTCTATCACAGATATTCTTTATATAATCTCTCTAGCTTCTTTAGTCTACCCTTAACACAGCTACCACACCCACTCGCTACATCTTCAGTGTTAAACACTCTATTATAAATAACATACAGGTCCCTTACTTCACCCGCTGTTATAGTTTTGGTCTCCCAACCTTTCTTAGAGAACAACTTTGACAAAGTATCAAATTCATCCTCAGTGAAGCAATTAGGTTTATAATAAGGAAACAAGTGATTCAATTTACTTTTTCTCTCATCGCAACCGCAATCTTCCCCGGCTATAAACTTCACCGCTTTCTTTATCCCTGTAGCCTCAGTTATCTTCTCTACAGTATCACCCAATCCCTCTGATTGACTTTCATACTTTGCCACCCAATCCTTATAACGTCTAGTTCTTTTATCCTTAGGTTTAGGAGGTCTCTGCTCTTCATTACTCATATCTTGTTGTTTAAAAAATACATATACATATTAACTATATCCCTAGAGGTTTTACCCTCTACATCATCGTACATAGCATTGTACCAATCTAAAAAATCGAGCAATTCTTCTTCCATTATTCTTGTATTAATTCAAAATCACCATTTAAGTAATCCTCAAAATCTTCACCAAACTTACTCCGAAGAATATCCTTGTAATTCTTACAACTGTTGAATATAGAGGTAACTGAGATATTAGTCTCATTAGCCAACTTCCTTAAACTTAAATCTGTCTTATAATACAAATTAAAAAGTTTCTTATCATACCAATAATCCCAGGAATCTACCTCTTGATTTATCTTACCTAAAATATACTCCTGGGCCTTTTCCTTGTCATAATTTACCTCTTCATATAAGGCCCAATCAGGAGTATTAAAATTATAGTCATCGCTATAATCATCTATCTTGTAGACGGTGTATTTATTTTTAGCTTTATTATAGTCTGTCCAAAGGTTCTTTATGGTTATATAAACATAAAACCTATTCACCTCTGTCTCATTATACATTATCTTCTCAGGATTGTCAACATATTTGTTTAGCCTAAGATAGGTCTCGTGAACGAAGTCTTCGACCATATCTTGAGGTATACCTATAGATAATCCCATAGCCATCCAAACATTGTGATTTTTACTGAGAATCTCTAACATTAAGTGGTATGTGTATAAAGACTATCCCTAAACTTATTCTCAACAAATCAAAGACAAGTGTGCCATTCTCAAAATCTGTATGTTCTACATCCTCTAAAAAATCTATTCCTAGAATAAATCCCTTAATTATTTCAAACTGTATATTCATATAACGTATCTTAATTTTTTAAGTACAACCAAAAGTATATACGCCCAAAGCGTACTAGTCATCATAAAGCCTGTCAATAGAAGGCCATAAGTAAAAAATCTTTTAATGTAATTTATCATTTTCTTGGTTTTTGGTTCTGTAGAATAAGTTCTACTACTCTATCACATTCCTTTTGATTTTGTGGTTTATAAAGGGTGTGATCAGGAAACTGTTCTGCAACTAATCTTTTAAACAACTTCCATCGCATTGGAAAAGACTCATTAGCCCTACCCTTGGTCTCAATGATAAAACCATCACCTATGAAGTCTGGTGTGTATTTTATCGGTAATATTTTTTTAGAACCTCTATTACGAAATTCCCCTTTGTTATTAGCCTGTCTCTCATAAGACTCATTGGTGAAATAAAAACTATCTATAAGGACAAATGTATTGCCCTCATACTCTGCTTTAATTTTATTCTTCTTTAACACCATATACATATATCTTTCTAATCCTGAAGCGAAATTTATACCGTCATAAGATATCTTCTTCGCCTGTACCGGTCCTTTCTTTTTTGACCTTCTCCTCATATTCTAATATACTTGTCTTTATCTATCTCTTCTGGTATTGTTTCTAAAATACTAGGTAGTCCCTTGTTATCTACTTCAAAAGCAAATTTTTCAAAAGGGAATCCCCTGCTTCGCATACATTTTACTATAGCAACGTTTTTCTGATCTGATAATTCTAGTGATATTTGTGTCTCTGCTTTTTTCTCTAAAAACGAACCTAAATGACCTGTAGGTTTCTGAGAGTTCCAATTCGAGTGAATTGCTGTTATTATATGGATATTCAGTTCTTGAGTCCATTTCATTAAATATTGTACAACCTTGCTAGATTCCTTTAAATCATTACTATCTAACATAAGGTCAGCAATACCGTCTATTATAACTAACCCAAGATTGTCAGTATTGTTCAAATGCCAATCTATAAAGTCTAATCTTTCAATTGGTGAATACTGACGTAAGGCGTAAGTAAGGTAGTCGTCTGACTCACCACAAACATCTGTCACTCTGCGAAATACCTTTTGAGCGTGATATCTACCCTGCTCTGTATCGTAGTGTATTAGTTTTCTACCTTCTCTATAGCCCTTCATATTGTTAGTGTATTCAGTTTCCCCACACATATAAGCACTAGCTATAAGCGAAAGGAAGAAGGTCTTTTTACTTTTAGGAGGAGCCTGTACAAAGCTGAAATTCCCATAACTACTAATGCCAATGGGCTCAGGATTATAACCACTAGTAAAGCCATAAGAGACTGCCACGGGCGGTTTCTGAACGACTCCTTTAGGGTCAACGTAACTAGACTCCAGGATTCTTTTGTACTTTTCTTCATAATCAATCTTGAGTTGTTTCATATTCGTCTTTAGTATTGAATAGTAAAACATCTTTTACAAATAAACTCATTGCATCAGATACCTCACCTTGCTTTCTTAAAGCGTTATTATTTTCAATATCAATACCCATTATATTATTTTCAATACTCATATAATTATATTTAGAATCTGTTTTTAATATCAACGCTAGTTTGTCTAATAATATATGTTTTACAAATTCGTAACTTATCTTATCTAAACTAGGCTCATTCAATTCAATCATATGGTCCACATACCAAGAAGCTAATCTTTCTAAATACTTAGTCTTGTCTTGGTAGTTATTTTCTAGAAGTAAGGTATGCTCTATTATATTATTCAAAGCATCAACAACCCTCCAGGGAACATTGTTTTGTTCCTTTAAATAATCGGATAATATTTTAATTCTTTTCTCTATCATAAAAAAAAGAGAGGGATGATAGTCACCCCCCTCATAGTCAAATTCTAGAATGGTAAGTCATTGCTTACCGTCTCTTCTTGCTTTGGCTGATTCTGTAGATGAGCGGTTTTACCATTACCTAAATAAACTCTAGGTGTTTTGGCCTCTCTTTCTTCTTTAGTCTGTGAAACAATAATTGAAGCATTGTTTCCAAACTGATCAACTTCGTCATTGACAAAAATAGTTACGTTAAGGTATTCACCTTTTCTGCCTTTATAGACCTTAGCCTTTTCAATCTTAGATAAGTCTATACTAGCATTTACAATTGTACTCATAATAAATAATTAATTAATTAAACTTTCTAACTCCTTTTGTAGTGTAGGAGTAACACTATACTTTTCAAAAACTCTTCCTATATCTCCGTTACCTTTGATATATTCAACAACTCTGTTATAAGACGGACTCTGTTTAGTGAGCTTCTCTTTTACTAGTGTTGTTGTCTTATGGTCATTAGTTGCATCAGAATCTTTAGTGTCATCCAATAAGAACAAATTACCTAAAGCATACTTTTTAGCGTATGAGGATGCTGAACCGGACTTCTGAGGCATTTGCATACCTTTTGCATTCATTTCTATAATAGCATCATCCGTAGCCTCTATAGAAGAGTTAGGGTCCTCTACGTCAATAATCTTAGCCGTAGCTCTTACTGTGGGTAGTCCGCACACATCTATAGTCTCATTACTAACCTTAACAGTTGCTTTATACTTTTTTAGATGTGGTTTAAGTGCCTCAAGGATATCCTCTGCACTTCTGTACTTGTAGTTGCCAAACTTGTTGGTTTGGTTCTTAGGAGCTTTGAGCTCCGTTTGAATTGATAATAGTTTTTCTGCAATGTTCATAATGGTTGTTTTTTTGATGTTTTACTTATGCCTAGATACTGTCCCATATAATTATCATAATAATTTTCAATTACAGATTTTTCCTCTTTTTGTATGTCATTAAGATGATCAAAAGGATAAATCATATTCATATTACTCCTTGTAACATAAGGACGTCCTGGTAGGCTAAAATGTTTAGACTTTATTTGTTTATAGTCTAAATCATACTTTTCCTTTAAGTGACGTACATCACTCATAAAGGCAATTGCTTTTTGTAATTGTTCTTTGTTCATAATAATAAAAATTAATCGGTTATAATTCTTCCTTAACTATTTCCTTCCTTACCACATCCTTATACATCTCTGGGCATTCAGGGTCAGTTACCTCAAACAAGAAGGTTCGCAATCTGTCAATCTCCTCGCTCTGTTCTCTAGTCTTATCCTCTAGGGCTGTTATCCTTTGAGTGAAGTAAGACGATAAATCATAAAAGTGTTTCATATATTTATTTTTGTCTAAATTACAAAAAAATAATTATCTACAAATATTTTAACAAATTTTAACATTTACACAAAAAAAAGAGGTAGACTACTTTTCTTCGTCTACCCCTTTCGTCCAAGAATTAATGTCCGATTAATTGCACTATAAAGATACAACCGCTTACGTTATAAACCAAATCATATTAGGTTTTTGATCATCGTTGTCAACGTGGATGTATTTTCTACCCAATCCTAACCTTCTAAATCCAACCATATTTAACGCCTCAACGATTTTAAGGCGTTTTCCCGCATTTACACACTCAATGTGTGCTGCCCTACCTATTAGGTGAGAAGATGTCGTAGAAGCCTTGTAATGCATCTTATTGTAGGTGCTACTAACATAACCACTAAGTATCTTAAATCTTATACCTGCAATGTCCCTAGCTTCATCTAGCATATCAATAAATTCCCTATCCATATATTTATAACCAGAACCTGGTTGGTCAGGAGAATCAAATTCTTCAAAACGAAAATATTTATATTCCATTTTGTGAAATTAACGAAAAAATATATATTTGCAAAACGGTAGCAGTAAATCTACCTTAAAAATTACCAAACTTCTATAGAGATATAGTTGGATCAGATAAATAAAGAATGTTTGTTTTTCTAGGGGGCTTTTTCTTTTCTTTCTTTCTTTTTTACCCTTTTTTCTTTCTTTCTTTTCTTTTAGTTATATACTATGTTTAAATATACTGCGTTTAACGACCTTGTCCTCTATACTTCTTCTTATAGTTCTTAGAGCTCTTTAGAGAGCTTGATTTAGACTTACTGTGTACTCCTGGTCGTTTAACCTTAGAACCGCCCTTATAATCACTTATTTGAAGTTTAGCCATTACTTATGCAGTTTGTTACCGAACACTTTTTCTACACCCCTTGAACCAAAATATCCACCAATTACAACTGATAATAAACCGGTGATTGAAGTTAAATCTAAACCATAGAACCAACCTATAACATAAGCAATAGAAAAAAATGCAAGTGTAAGTGGTCTAACATTATTTGCTAACCAACTACCTGAACGAGCATCTGCAACCCATCTACGAGTTACACCATCTATCTCAGCCCTTTCTAAATCTAGTTTTTTAAGTGCGATTTCTTTGTCTGCATCCGACATATCACTCCCACCAATAATGGCGTTAATAACAGACCCAACGGCAGTATCATTAGCAATATTAGATACAACGTTCGGTATCTTTTGAAGCAAGAACTTTCCAACATCTGTATCTTTAAATTTCTTTTTGGGAGTAGACATAACGTATTACCTACGGTATTAGTAAGTCCAGATAACATCTGGGGCTTTGTCAGGGTCGTTGTCAACGTGGATGAATGAACTTGCAATACCGATTCTATTGAATCCTGCATCAAATAAGGCTTTGATAATGGTATATCTTTGACCGCTAGAGGAACATACAATATCCGCTGCGTATCCTTTTGTATGGGAGCTCCCTGAAACTCCCCCAACCTTGATATTATGCTCTGCGGATCTATAGCCACTTGATATTTTAAAGGGGATACCTGCGTATTCTCTTGCGACTTCAAGTTTAGCAAGGAACTCACTATCCATATTAACCCCACTATTAGGAAGGTCAGGGGAATCAAATTCTTCAATACTGAAGTACTTCATTTTTTTAACTTCTTGATTTCTGCTTTTAAATCCTGTTTCAAGTCCTTAAACTTTTCCTCTATTTGGTCAGGAATCCCATCTTGGTCTTTGTCTGTAAAGAATCCATTTGCAGTTAATGCCATAAGTACAGCAGTACCAAGCATCAAAATAGTAATAATAATAATTAGTATATCCATTTTATCGTTTTTTATCTTTTTGAATCCATTCTAAATCTTTCATAAAATCTCTCATCTCAAGTCTCATTGACTTCACTTCTTCTTCTAACGCTCTTTGGTTTTTCCAAGTGTACTCTTTTTGATTGTACTTTAACTTGCTTACCTCTTCCTCTGCAATAGTTATCCTATTAGATAGCGTATAGTAAGAACCTATTATAGAAGCAAACATTGCAGCTATAGTTATAATCTGTGTGATGCTGATT